TCAATCAATCCGTGACAATGATACATTAGGATTTAACCTAATGGCAACACCTGGTTATCCTGAAGTAATTCAAAACATGATTGGTCTAAACACTGATCGCGGTATTACAGCGTTTGTTGTTGGTGACACACCATTCCGTTTACAGCCAACAGGCACAGCATTAAATGCCTGGGGATTAAACACAGCCGAAGCATTGGACAATGGTGATGCTGGTGCCACTAGCTATGACGAATACATGGCCATGTATTACCCAAGCGGTTATACTAACGACAACGCAGGTAACAACATTGTTGTTCCAGCAAGTCACATGATGTTACGCACTATCATTAACAGTGATGCTAAGAGCTATCCATGGTTTGCACCTGCTGGTACACGCCGCGGTGGTGTTGACAATGCTACATCAGTTGGTTATATTACTGCTGAAGGAGAATTTAAATCTACAGCATTGCCACAAGGTCTACGTGATGTACTCGACGATGTTAAGATTAATCCAATTGCCACACTAACCGGTGTTGGTGTATTGGCCTACGGTCAACGCACTCGTGCTAGAAATGCCAGCGCATTGGATAGAATTAACGTAGCACGTTTAGTTTGCTATCTACGTAAACAATTAGATGTTCTTGCAAGACCATTCTTGTTTGAACCTAACGATGCTCAGACACGTCGTGAAATTAAAGCAGCAGCCGAAAGTCTAATGCTTGAATTAGTAGGACAAAGAGCACTATATGATTATGTTATAGTCTGTGATGAGACAAACAATACTCCTTCTAGAATTGATAGAAATGAGTTGTATGTTGACATTGCCATTGAGCCAGTTAAGGCTGTGGAATTTATCTTTATTCCGCTACGCTTAAAAAATACTGGTGACATTGCAGCCGGACTATAATAGGTAAATACAAAGAATAAGGAGCATTTATATGCCAATCGCAAGTTTATCAAGATTTACAGTACCTATTAGTGGAAGCCAAGCTTCTACTACACAAGGTCTGTTGATGCCAAAACTAAAGTACCGCTTCCGTGTTACTTTAGATAGTTTTGGTGTCCCAGGACAACCGACAACTGAACTAACTAAACAGGTTATGAACGTTAGCCGACCTGACGTTACTTTTGAAGAAATCAAACTACCTGTTTATAACAGCACAGTTAAGCTATTAGGTAAGCACAATTTTGCAGATGCAAAATTAACTATCCGTGATGATGCGAGTGGTGTTGTTAGTCGCAAAGTGGGTGAGCAACTACAGAAGCAATTTGACTTCTTTGAACAAAGCGGTGCTGCTAGCGGCATTGACTACAAGTTCAGAATGCGTGTTGAAATGCTTGACGGTGGCAACGGTGCGTTTGAACCAGTTACACTAGAAAGTTTTGAGTTCTTAGGTTGTTTTATCAAACAAGCTACATATCAAGGTGGTGACTATGCTGATGCAACTAATCCTATGGATATTGCATTAACTATTACATACGATAACGCAATCCAACTTGACGCTCCAGGCGGCGCAGCCAGCGGTATTGGTATTGATGTAGGTCGTGTTGTAAGACCAGCAGGTGCACAGGGACTAACTACAGGTTAATAGTTAAATTAACTAAAATAAAGCTCGGCATAAAAACCCGAGCTTTTTATTTGACTAAATATTTGTATGAGCAACGCATTTACTAACTACCTATCCGGCACAGGCTATGCTAGAGGATATCCTAATTTAAAAGACTATCAACATGCTAGTCGACTATACGTTGACGAAAATTACGCATATTCTCCTAAATTAGGTTTTCTTTATTACGTAGTATTCAACATTAACCCGGATGCTATTATAGATCAACAGTGGCGTAATACCGGAGCAATGGATGTTGGATTGTTAGTCAAGAAAGTTGATCTTCCTAAATTTACAATTGCCACTGAGACATTAAATCAATATAATAGAAAAACAATAGTACCTACTAAATTAACCTATACTCCTGTTAACGTAGAATTCCATGATGATAATTTTGATATCATTAACAAGCTATGGATTAACTATTACAAACATTATTTTGCAGACAGTAGTTATGGAACTACAGGCGAAGTACCTGTAGAATTTAGAGATACTAAGTACGGTGAAACAGATTATCAATATGGTATCTATGATAACAATGTCAAAGTTCCTTTTCTTACTTCTATAGAAATTTACAGTCTGCATCAACAAAATTTTACTCAGGTAACTTTGATTAATCCTAAGATTACAGAATGGGCACACGACTCATTAAACCAAAGTGAAGGCAGCAAAGTAATGCAAAATAGAATGCAGGTTGCCTACGAAAATGTACTGTATGATTACGGACAGATTGTTGCAGAAACAGATCCGCCAGGATTCACTAGTGTGTACTATGACAAAACTCCTAGCCCTTTGCAAATTGCAGGAAATCCTATAAACAATCCTTACTATATTAAACAACAAACAGGATTTGATAAACCGGGTGCTCAAAGGGTATTTGGTAAGGTTGGCGGGGCATACAAATCACCAAACCCATTGTTAGACATTGCTACAATCCTTGCTAAGAATTATGTAAACACTAAAGGTATTGTTCGAACTAAAGCTACTGGATATAATATTGCGGCAGGGGCGTTAGGGGCGCTAACTAAAACTGCTCCTGGAAAATATTATACTCCGCCAAGTACAGAATACAATCCGGGAGTATTTAATTTACCAGGTGGTGTAGGTATTAACATCTTCAAAGCATTTAACACCAGTGTTGATGGAAAGATCAGAGCAAATCCCGCCGCACTTATATTTCCTCCTAAAAGGTAATCATGAATCAAAACTATTCTAACGTCCCTGTTAGTAAATCTCAAGACTCCACAGTTCAAGCATTTGACTCGTACATGAACATGCCTGTTGAAATCAACTCATCAGTATTAGCAGCTATGAAAGGCTATTTTACCAACAGAGACTTTGGTGAAGTAGCCGCTGAATCTATTGCTGTTACAATTATTAGACAGGCTAAGCAAGACAATTATAATCCCATGCAAATTTTAGATACATTAAGAGGTCTAGACAATGTACAACTATCTGGTCTAGTATCTGAAATATTAAATTACAATAGATTTAAAAGTAGCAGTCTGGGCTATGCTGATAAACCTCAACCACATCCTGAAATTCAAAGAAACATAGCAGTATGAGCTTAAAGTTTAGCCAAGGGGTTTATAAAGTAAAAAACCCTGAAAAATATATGGGACAAGGTGCTCCTAGATATAGAAGTTCGTGGGAATTTACTTTTATGACTTTCTGTGATAACAATCCTAGCATACAACAGTGGTCCAGCGAAAGTGTAAAGATACCTTATAGAGATCCTCTAACTGGTAAGCACACAGTTTACGTTCCTGATTTTTTAATTTCTTATGTTGATAAAAACATGAAGAAGCACGTTGAGATTGTAGAAATAAAACCTGCTAATCAAACCCTAAAAGAACGTGTAGGTAAAAATCCCTACAACCAAGCACAGTTTATTAAGAATCAAGCCAAATGGTCAGCAGCCGCAGATTGGTGTAATCAGCAGGGTATTAAATTTAGGATTGTCAACGAGAGTGATATTTTCCAGAATGGTGGAAAACGGAATAAGTAAAAATATGACCAAAAAGTTAGAAGAACTCTTAAACATAGAACCAGCCGAGTCTGTTATTCAAGCAGAAGCAGTTGATGTAAGTCCAGTGCCTACAATTAATCTAGAAGAAAAGTTAGAAGAATTTGATAAAATTGCTGCCGCATTACCTCGTGTAAAAGGACTTGGCGATATCAGCGATTCGGAGTTAGATGCACTTGCAGACAAAGCTGAAAAAGCCTACGACGACCTAATGGATTTAGGTATGAATGTAGAAGCCCGCTATGGGTCACGCATGTTTGAAGTAGCCGCACAGATGATGAATGCTGCCATTACAGCTAAAACTAACAAGATTGACAAGAAGTTAAAGATGGTTGATCTACAGCTTAAAAAGCTAGCCATTGATAAAAAACACGGTGAAGGCAACGGAAATACCGTAGAAGGTGAAGGATACATTATCACAGACCGTAATAGCATCTTGGAAAAACTAAAGAATCTTAATAAATAATACACTATGAAATCATTCAAAGAACACCTAACTGAATCTAAAAAGAAGTATGACTTCCGTATTAAGATTGCCGGCGAAATGACCACCGAGCAAGAAGATACGATGAAGAGCTTACTAAGCCGTTTTACTACAGGCAATGCTCCGGCAGGATTCAAAAAATCAAAGACGCCTATCCAAGCACTACCATTAGATTTTCCTCAAATTAAAAATTGTGAAGTTAACATCTACGAAGTTGTATTAGATTATCCAACAACACAATTTGAACTAACAGAATATCTAAGTTCAGGTCTTGGTGTAGGTAAACAACATTTAGTAGTTCGCAGTCCTATGGAACCTACTGAAGAATATCAGAATATTGAGCCAAAGAGAGAAGGCGCTTTGTTAACTGACCCAGATTACAAAGAAGCTCCTAATGCTCAAATGGAAGATTATTACGGTGACAAATACAACAGTGGATTTGTCAAAGAATTGAATGATATCTTAAAACTTCAACGTAAAGAACGTGGAGAAGAAATTCCCACTGAAGGTCCTGCCAAATTTAATACAGATGCAGCACCAGGAACAACTGGCCCTATAAGTGGCAAAGGAAAATAATATGCAAATGATCGACGTACTAAAAAGATTGGCAGAACTCGATGCCGACAATCCTAACATAGTTAAGGAAGGTCTACAAGTTGAAGAATGCGGAATGATGCCAGAAATGATGCCAGGCATGGGCATGGACATTGCTCCAGAAAAGCCATCAATGCCAGCAAGTATTAACATGTCAGCAGGCAGCGGTGATGAACTAAGCAACATGTTAGCTACCATCATGCAACTTGCAGGGCAAAACAAACCTGTATCAGCAGCTCCTCCATTAGACAATGCACCACCTGCACCAGGAGTGCTAGAGCCTGCAGATGGCGGAAGTCCAGCAGACAATATGCGTAGTGTCATTGATAAATTAAATCCAATGAATGGCAGCGACGATGACATGTCAGTAGCACAGGGCGATGTTGACAACGATGGCGACCACGACATGGATGATCATGACGCACAAGACGATAAAGAAGAAGTAGACGAGTATGACAATACTCCAAGCGATCCAAATAAAAAGAATGAGTTTGATGCAAACCAGTTTGCACATCAAGAGAATCAGCCAGGGCAAGGCGATAGAATGGACGGAACAAGTCCAAAAGCATACGCAGATATGAACGAAGCAGTAACAGATCTATTTGCACAGTACAAAAGGTTTGTCAGAGAAAACTGATAAGTTTTACCTTTACCAAATAGACCCTTCGGGGTCTATTTTTTTCATTAAATAAATGCATGGCATATACAGATAACAAACTAGTCAAGACTGCGTACAGTTCCAACAAGTACACAGAAAAAGACATCGAAGATCTACTAAAATGCACGGATCCGATTAACGGACCCCATTATTTCCTTGACAACTTTTTCTATATCCAACATCCTACTAAAGGCAAATTAAAATACGAACCGTTTGAGTATCAAAAAAGATTAATTGACAGTTATCA